CTGCTAAAGCCTTTTTAGATTCTGCAATAGCCTTCATTCCTTCTTCTTCTACTTCTTTAGGGTCAAAGATTAATGAAGCAGTCCAATCCATTACTTGGTCTTGCAAGTTCCAATCCTTACCTAAAAAGTCACCTATTCCATCTACGGTTTTTAAAATTAGATTTATAGGTGCTAAAATAAATTGAAGTATTCCTTTAAGGATCTCTTTGTTTCGCTGCTCGGCTTGAATCTGTGCCTTTAAAGTTTGCTCCTGATTCTTAATAGATATTTCATAAGCCTTTATAGCTTCATCTGTTTGCTTTACTTTAAGCTGAAGTATTTGCTTTTCGGTAAGTCCTTGTAGCTTTAAGATATTGTCTTGAGAATCTAAACTCTCTAACTTTTCTTTTTGTAGGTCTACGTCTTTTTGTGATTTAGCATTTAATGCTTCCTGCTCTGCGCTAACTCCACTAATAGCACTTTTAATATCATCCCAATAAGCTACTAAAGTACCTACCGCAATAACTAACAAACCAATACCTGTAGCACCTATCGCCGTGCGGATTCCTTTTAAAGCATTTATTGCTACAGTTCCTAATTGTTTGAAAGCACGACCAGCATCCTCCAATCCTTCAAGACCTTGAGCCAAAGCCATAGCACTCTGAACACGCAACATCGTTTCCTGTAGCTTTTCGGATTCTACCCCTACTAAACCTATAGCACCTTCAACCGCACTAAATCCACTCGCAACAGAACCAACCGCTTTGCCAACTGCATTAAATGCACCTTCTCCTTTAAATGCTGCAATAGCATCATTAGTATCTTCAATAGCGTCTTTTAAACTTGCTGCTCTTTTTGCTGCTTCTGCTGCCTGTTGTGACGTTTCGCCATACGTTTGAGCAACTCGCTGCAATTCAATAACGGCTTCTTTATATTGCTGCTTTAAGGTTTTAGTATTGTCTTTAACCTCTAACTCTATTACTCTTTTTTCTGCCATTACTTACGTCTTTTACTCTTTAACTCTCTTTTACCTTGTTTGTATGCTTCACGTACGCTTGTAGGTATTTTATACTTACCTTTTGCTATGTCGATGAATTCCGTTTTTCCGTAGAAATCGTCTATCTTAAGCAGTTCTAAAATATTCTTAATCATAAGTCTGATATTACAAATGGATAATCTTGTGTTTCTGTACTTCCATCAGGGAAATCGTATGTAATTTGTACATTTAATACCTCTGGTGTTCCTTCCTCACTTCTTAAATTATAGTATTCTTCAGTATCTAAGTTATCTCCGTCTTCAGTCATCAATAAATATCCACCATTTGTATTAGGTGGAATAGCAAATTGAACGTTAGCATCTGCAAAACCTCTGTCGGGACTTGCTACTATTCCTGTAGTTCCTTCGTCTATATTAAACTCAGTCGCTCCGTTAGGCATAATTACAGGACTTCTAAGAGTTAATCCCGATGTTGGTATAGTCCATTTAGGTCTTCTTCTTACAAGCCTTCTGAAATCAAGTAGTAAAACTAAATCTACTTCGCCTGTAGTTAGGTTCGTCTTCATCTCGTTTATTACATAACGCTTGTCTCTGATAATAACCCTATCATTTAAACGAATAGATGTAAGTAACGCAAGTGGCAAATAACACTTTACATATACTAATCTATTCTTTCTTACATAAAGGTTGTTGATATAGTTTGAGTAGTATGTGTTGAATATGTGATTATTAATTACTATCTCACGCAAGGTGCTTATTTCTGAACCAAAGTTTAAACTTAAATACTGCCCATTTGCAAACGTATCTTGTCCGAATGGAATATAATCTGTAATCGTGTCTGTAGTTGTTCCGTTATTAAACTTAAAACTGCACTCAGTCTGTTCAGCCATATATAACAACATAGGCTTCGGAACGTAAACACCTAAATTTCTATCAATCAAATAACCTACTTGCAAATCAGTTCCTGTAAACTTACTGTGCATTAAGTTTTCAAATGGAGATTCTACCACATATTCAGTACCATCGTAGTCGTAAGTTTGCTCTAAATCTCCGTATTCTCTTCCGAATGTATCTAAGAAAGTTTTGTTTGTTATAGACTCAGATGGTTGGTATTTAAATGCAATGCGCTTGTATAGTTTTACACGTTCAAAATCTATACTATCAATATCAGTATGTGGTGTAATATCTACAATTCTTCCTTTTGCATACCAATCTTCTAAAGGCAGTAATTCAAACTTAGTAGGACTTAAAGGTGCTATAGTTAAATTAAACTCTTTTAGTATTCCCTTTACAAAATCTGATACCATCATATCAGGTGCATTAGTAGAGATATCTAAATCTCCAACTAAAGACATTGAAGACGTAACTGCATTCGTGTTTATGTAGTAAGTTGTTATTTGGTCAGCCAGAACTATTATAGCAGAATAAACTACTTCAAACGTAATATCTATTGCATCTTCTGCTCTTACCTCAAAGTAAATCTCCTTTTCTAAACCTACTTCGTTATAATAGTTTATAGAACCTATTGAACCTAAGTTGCTATTCGTTAATGTGGTTGTAAGCGTTCCGTTTTCAAAAACATCTACATAATAAGTTACTGCAATATTTGAAACGGCAATAACCTTAATTTCTAAATTTCTAAATCCACCACTAACATCTAAAGGATCGTATTCAATATTTACTACATCGTTTGCAATATCAAAATGTGTGCTATCGTCAGTAGTTACAAAATCAAATCTTTGAGTAGTAGTAACGAAGTTAAATGTTTCCTTATTCTTTAAGTATAAGAATGCTTTATCAAATCTTTGGTCTGTTATAAACGCTCCTACAAAATCAATTCCGTATCGTGTTTCTATAGCATCAAATACTCTTCTGATTTTTAGCGCAGGAGAAAGTTCGGTAAAACTCATTCGTGTACTTGTAACACTTATATCTGTACTGGTTGCATCTCCATAACTCCAAAACCTACCATTAGAAATTAGAGGATATCTAATATCGTAATCAGTAGTATTAGTAATTCGTGCTTGAACTTCTGCACCATTATATTCGTGTGTGTAAGGAGAGAAGTCTAATACTGCTAATTTATCGTCACCGAAATAATCTTGTAAAGTTCTAACATCACCATAAAAAGTAATAGTATAACTTTCAGGCATTCCCTTTTTTAAGTTCGCCTTTTCAAGTTGTATCTTACCTGTTCTAAATAGAACCAAATCTATCTCTATCTTTGCATCTCTTCTTAATTGGTAGTCTAAAGTAGAATCTACATCTGTTTGGTAGAAATGCTGAAATATCTGATTATTTATAGGAGAGGCAGGTACAGTAAAAGATTGTGAGAAATCTGTAAATACTTTAGCAATATCTTGTACGTTCTGTACTGAACTTGTAATTTGAATTTGTTCATCGTTAAATAATTCTAACTTTTGATTCTCTATATATACTTGTACCTTTCTCATTACACTACTGTGTTATTTATATCGTATGCGTATTCAAAGTCTAATTGGTAGTTAATCATTTTCGTGTTTATCTCCTTAAACATCTCCATAGAATTCGTGTTTAGCTTTACAGGAGAGTTGTTTAAAAGGATTCTTTCGCTCATCATTAATTGCCTAATCACTTCCGCATAGCTATCGTCTCTCCAGTCAGAATTAACTTGTATCGTCTCTAACATTACAGAGTTAAAAACTTTGCGTTGTCCTTCTAATATGTCGTAGTTATATAGTGTATCCTGCATCAAGTTGTAAGTAGTGTTCGTTGTACTTACCGTGTTTTTAGATGCCTTAAAGAAAAACTCACGTTGCCATCCACCATACTTATTAATAAAGTCTATTACTACAGGTGTGTATTTACATTCTACGATAGGTTTAAATGTAGCTTCCCAGAGAACGTTATCAGAACCATCTAAAACTTGCATTATATTCCCATTGTCGTAATACTGAAAATACACTCTATAAGCGTTACGCATTCCTGTAGTTATAGAAGTATTCGTAAATGTGTTACCCGTATTTAACTCCGTGTATCTTACCTTATGTCCGCTCTCTATATTTATAGTTACTGCTCCTGCTCTTTTTAGTGGTGCATACAGTAAATCTACCGAAGAATCATACTCATAAGAATAAGTTCCTTCATCTAAAAGAACGTTTCCTAAATCTGGGTTCATTCCTTCGGTGTAAGTTCCGTAACCATCAAACGCTTTGTAAGTTGTAGAACTAACAAGTACAAATGAGGAAGTAACTTTTTTAAACGTATCTACCTTTACATTGCAATAGTCATCAGCAAATAAAACTTGATTTAAGTTACTATAGTTATTCTGAAAAGATTGATGGGAAATAAACTCTTTGATATAAGGAGAAATATTGTATAGCGTTTCTATATCTGTAGGTGCAGGGATTAACTTACTCAAAGTATAAGTTGGAGTTGCAGGTGCTGAACCTGTGCCATTCCAAAGGTATAATTTTACTTGTGTTTCTATTTGCCCTGCTTCTGCGATTCTCACAATAAAAGGAGAACGTGCAAAGATTCTATTATCAGCCATTAGTCTTAGGTTGTTTTATTATGTCGTTAAATAGTTTACTTGCTTCAAGTCCGTATTTATCTATTAACTCGTTTGGTAGGTTTTTGTATGCTGCCTCAAATGGCTTAGTGAAAAATAAACTCGGTTTAATTCCTTTTGAGTATATACTTTTTGTCATTAACCACGCGGTAGATTGATAACTCATAAACTTACCGCTCTTTCTATCTTTGAATTGGATTCGTCTTTGTGTAACCCATTTCTCCATAGCTGCCGTTAAGCCGCCTTTCTTACCTGTACCGCTTCCAAATCTAAACGGAGATTGTGGTGCTTTACTTGCACTCTTCTTTCCTTTTACACCTTGATCTTGATATGCTCCATATTCTTCCATATCGAAGTACATACCTATGGAATTAGGAAATACTTTTACCTCTCCACTAATAGAGTTGTATAGCTTCTTAGAAACGTTTTTATCCTTATTTGTAAGGTTACGTTTAGCTTGTGATACTACGTGGTCTCTAAAGCGTTCTAAAGCCTTTTGTACTTCGTCTTTCTGCATTAATCAAAGATAACATTAAGCGTTAAAGTTCCATCACAAGAAAGTGAATCGTATACTTCTCGTGGCATCTCCATTCTTACTCTACCATCTCCATTATCATAAGAAATTCCGTATTCTAAAAACGTAGCGTTAACACCTACAGGTGGATTAGAATTAAACATAGCAATTAAACTTGTTAAGTTAGTTTGGTTTGTTCCGTAAGAACCTGCAATAAAGTTTCCATCACATAAATACTCAATAGAGTTGTATCTTGGTCTAACAGGGTTAGATGGATCAAAATCTACTACTTGGCTATAAACTGAAACCGTATTAACATTATCACAGATGCTCATCTGATTAGGCACTAAGACATCGAACGTCATTGTCCATCCTGCCAATAGATTTTCAAAGCGTTCTGTAAATGGTTCACAACTTGGGTTGCCATCTACTTGGAATAATTCAGTATATAATGTGCCTCGTCTCATTACTTCATATACTCGTTGTAATACTGCTAACTGAGTATTCAATACATCTTGCTCGTTATCGTTACCTCTAAAAACATCTGTAGTTTCGTCTTTTGATATATCCACAATATCCATTGCAATTATGCTTACGTTAAACCTCATCACGTTTTCCTCAAAGGTTGCAGTATTAACCATAATGTGAGACAAAGGAAATATAGTTTGTTTAGCTAAATCAACATTGAATATTGAACCCTCTGTAACTGAATTAACAAACGGAGAACTATTTAACTCCGTCTTTAACTTATCTATAATCGTGTAGAATCCTACCATTTTTGTTGTTGCTTTTTAATTTGTCTTATTTCTATTTCCGTCTTTTGCTTCTCAAATGTTAGTAACGTCAAACACTTAACCAATGGTTCTCTGGTAACTGCGTCAAATCGTGTAATGTCTCCTTTAGCGAGTGCATATATGCTTTGATACCATCCCCATTGTTTTCCAAATTGAGATTGTTCTGAATAGTCGTTAAGTCCATCCCCTTCATCTCCTTCTCCAAATAGTCCATCAAAGCCGTCAACAATTCGCTTCCTAAAGTCCAAAAAAAAACCGATGCACCAAACACTACATTTAAAGGTGCGTACTTCATTACATCTGAATAGTTAGCAGTTCCGTTGTACTCTTCTATTTCGTATTTTTCTCCTTTACGCTTTGTGATCGGTCTATACATTGCTGCCATAGCTTTATGCATCGTGTCCCAATCTGTAAGGTTGCGTTCTATATCGATATACTCACCCCAAGATATATTTTCTAAATCAGGTACAAATCCGAACTCTAAATCTCCTATCTTAAATCTGTGTTCAAACTTTTGCTTTCCAGAAAACAATTTATTGAAGTGGCTCACCATATCAGAAATATCAGATGCTTTGATTTTTATAACATCCTTTAGTTCTATGCCGCAAAATAACTCTATCATTTTCTCAGCTACAAACTCCTCATCGTTTGAGTTCTCAGCTACCTTTCTAAACTCTTGGTAGTGCTTTAATGGAATCTCACTTAGTGATGTTGGTATAAGCAATTCTAACTTCATATTTTTATAACTTTTATTTATCCTTATTGTTATACATAACTGCAATACTATATGCTTCGTTTAAGAGCATTACATCTCTTCTCATTCTCATTGGATTGTCAAATACTATTTTTACCCTTACACGCTTTCTATCGTATATGTAGTCCTGTACTATTGCTATCATTTCCTCAACGGATGGCGTATGTCCCATAGCTATTGTTTAATCCTAAAGTTTCCATTTCGTGATACCGTAGCGCATCTATAATGTGGTCGTTGCCACCTGCAGGTTTATTTAATCTCACTCCTGTTCTATCCGTGTCCCAACAGTAGCTTCTAAGTTCCTTTATTAAATTAATGCTGTCAGACGTTACTAAATACTCCTGCCGTTGCATTACATCTATTCCGTAATTAATCGAGTCTTTGCCTTTCGTAACTCCCTTAATAGTTATTCCTTGTCTACGTATTTCTTCTATACTTTTAGGTTCAGCACTATCAGCATATACTACTACGTTTTTTTGTAGTTCTTTAGCTATGTCAGAATTAAGCATACCTGTGCGATATACCTTTTCTCTTACTATTCTTTGTCCGTTGTATTGATATATTTCCACTATCGCAGTAGGGTCTACGCTATAACCAAAGTCTAACCCTATGCCAATTAATCGGGCCTCAATCGGAATATTATCGATTATCTTCCAATTATTGAACACCACCCCTTCTAAGCTACCTACCAAACCAAGTCCATAAACATTCCACCAATTACGCCAATATTCAGAAGTCTTAGCTTTCTCTTTGTTCTTTTCTATTTGGTCTATTATGGATTGGTCTAAGGCTTCGTTATCCTTGTAGGTTAGAATTATAAAGTCGCTATCTGGTTCGTCTTTTAGTTCCGTATGTACCCAAAACTCATTTGCAGGGTTAAAGTCTAAAAATACCTCTCTCTTCGTTCTAATCGATAACTCATTGTACGCTTCAAAAGTGACATTATTGCACTCGTTAATATATAATATATCCCTACGAGCGCCACGCAGCTTAGACGCATCGTCAGCCGAAAAGAATTCCATAACGCTGCCATTCGCAAATTCATATCTTAAAAGTGATTTATTAAAGTTTGCATCTACATATCGATTAGTCCACCTCATTATCTTTAAGAAGTCTTTTAATGCACCTCTTCTTAAATGTGGTATTGTTTCAGCTACTATACTAATCTCAAGTCCTGATTGCCTTGCTGCTTTGTCTATAAGGATAGGAAGTATACCAAACGTTTTTCCTGCCGATGTCCCGCCTTGAATTATCTTAATCCGTTTTTTTAACGCAAGAATCTTCCGTATAGCAGTAGTTACTTTGAACATAAATTAATCTTCCAACTCGTCATTATCTCCTTCTAAATCAAACAAAGGTTGTTCTATAATAGTAGTCTGTGTCTTTTCTACAAGGCTATTTAAACGTTGTGTAATAGATGGGTTATACATACCTGCCATACCACCTTCGATTTGGTCTGAGCGCACTTCCCTGCGTATACGTGAACAGATAGTAGAAAAACGTTTATACCTTCCTTTTGAATTACTAAAATACATTCCTAAATCTTGAATTATTTCTTGGTCTGCACAATAGTTTTCAAAGCCTTCTATCGTTAAAGGTCTTTCCTTTTCTCTATAAACCATCTCAGCATCTTTACCTACAAAGTCTTTTACTATGAATGGGTTTTCTTTAGTCTTCTTCTTATATTCTTGGAATAACTCCCATAGGTGTTCGGGGCTATGTATCTTATTAGGTCTTCCCATTTGTTTCGTGTTTTGTTAGTTGAGTGAGTAATTATAACTTCTATATTCTTCATAATTTACCTCTTCCATATGTATGGTCTTAATCGTGTTATCATAAAACAATACATACTCAGCTTCAGCAATTGCCATAGTGAGTTTTAAGCTATTCCATACTTGTCTATGGAGTTCTGGGTTTATAACTACTAAGTAATAGTTAGTTTCCACTTTTGTTTTGTTCGGCTGCTTTAACATTGTTCGTGTTTTCGTTAAAACTTGAAACGCATACGGCAAATCTTTGGTCTATATCTGTGTACTCACTAACCATTGTATTATCTGCCATACATCGTTTAATAAATTCTTTCTCCGTTTCTGAAGATGTAGGATTAGGAATTGGCATCGTGTTCGTCTTTATATTGGTTGTATACTTTCTTCAACTGATTAAGAATATCTCTCCAACAACTTGAGCAGCTTGTAGGCTCTCTGTTTATATTTAAAACTCTATTGTAAACTTTGAGTAGTTCGTGTTGATCGCTCGGTGCTATTTCAGCAGTATTCTTACCAAAGAAAGTATCTAATACATTATATTCATCTTCAGTTAGGCAGTTAATTTTTCTGTAAGGAAATAGTTCGTTTAGCTTTTTCTTACGCTCGTCGCATCCGCAGTCCTCCCCAGCTATAAACTTTACTAACTTTTTGATACCTGTTTTCTTAAATACCTTTTCTAAAGTATCTCCTAAACCTTCAGCGACATCTTCTTTAATCTCGTTTACTAATTCTTGTGCTTCGTCTTTTAATAGGTCTACCACTTCGGTAACTACCTTTGGCTGTCTACCTCTTCTTTTCTTTTCCATTTCCTAATTCTTTAATCATTAATTCTAAATGTACTATTCTTTCTAAAAAGTGTTTTGCATCTAATAAGTTAACATTTTCGCCTTGCAAACTATGTGCAAATGATACATAGGCTAACTCCTTTTGGTTTTCTAAATACGCTTTTATCGTCTTCATTTGTTATCTATTAAGTTCATATATCTTTCTTTTAGTTGATCAAATTCTTCCTGTAGCTTTTCGTATTTCTGTAGCAAAGCATAATACTTGTCTAACTGCTCAGTATAATTCTTACGCAATTCTGCTAACGTTGTGTATGTATTTTCAGATTCGCTCATAATAATTCAAAATCTCCATTCAAATAATCTTCGTAGTCTTCTCCTACATTCTCAATCAAACGTTGCTTACAATGCTTTATAGTGTGAAATATAGACGTTACAGATATTTTAGTTAACGCAGATAACTCACGCATAGAATGATTGTTCTCTTTATATAACTTAAACAACATAGTATCGTACCAATGCCACGAATCTATTTCCATATAAATCTTTAGTTCGATATCATTTTTAGCTTTCTCCATTCCGGTAACGTCAATATCCTTTATATCTAAAGCATCGTTTACAGTTACTTTTTCAATCTTAGATTTTTGCTTACAATAGTCTACATAAATATTACGCAGAACAAACCATATAAAACCTTGATTTACTTGTCCGTCTTTTATTATCTTTTCTGGGTTCGTGTATTTGTAGATTCTTAAATACATCTCCTGCACTATGTCTTCTGAGTATCGGTCTTCTCCAAAGGATTTAACCACCGATATAAAGTGCTTATGGTGTTTTGCTACCGATGCTAACCACTCTGATGAACTTTCAGTTGTCTTCGTTTCTATACAATCGGCTAATAACATACACCCAAATTAAATCTATAACCTTATAAACATATTTCATTCTTCAGGATTTAGCCTTATAAAAGCCATACCATCGTACATATAATTTAAAAACCAATCACAAGTACGTCTTTTCATTCTATACTTCCTGTGCATTTCGTCTTTTACTATCTTCCTACCCATATATCATAAATAAAGATGCTCAAAGCTATCAAATTCAATGCACCAATTACTAAAAATATTACTGCTAAATTAAAATATTCCATCTTAAATGCTAACATACTAAGTCCTAACATAAAAAATGCTTGAATCAAAAGGTATATAAATATTATTTCTCGTTCCATAATCTCTCGTAATAATTTTGTTTCTGCAAAGATAGATTTTCTTTTGATAAATCAGACGGCTTTAAATAAGACGTTTTAATCGTACTTCTTTCTATTGGATATACTTTGCTATTAGTATTAGTAGAAAGTGCCTTAGAAACGAGTAAAACAAGTATTACGCTAAATATAACAAACATTGTAGCTTGATAGATTTTTAGTTCTGTGCTTTTCATAGTTTTTGTATTTCGTGTTTTACTTGTTTCCAAAAATCATAACTACAATTTGGAACGTCAATTTTAATATCACCTTTAAAAGTCTGTATTGAATCTTTAAAAAATTCTGGAATTTCATTTAATATCTCATCTACTGCAATTAAAGCGCATTGTTTAGCTGTATCAAAACACATCGGGTAGTTTCCCATCGGGTCATCAACCATATACATTTTATCAAACAATTCTTTTGCTTTCTCTATACTTTTCATAGTTCTATACCTCCATCTTTAGCCATCTCCCACAATTTATCACGCGCATCCTGTAACGCATTATATGCATCATCGGTTATACTGTCTTCGTATTTTAATCTCCCTCTTAAATATTGGTCGAACTCGTGAAGAACTACGCTCATATCCGCTGCCTTGTTTACAAGATTATATTCGTGTGCGTCTTCCGGCAGATTAAATTCTAATATTGCTTTCATATCAGTCTCTATTATTCCAATTGTTTAACACATCTATAATTTCTTCCCAATCAATTTGATCTCTCATCTGCGCTTCGATTGCGTTACATTCTTCTTCTGAGAAAACATAAGGGAAATAAATTCCTGTTATGCCATTCCATTTCGCTCCTTGAATGCTTTCAAAGATAAATTCTGGTGTGTCAGTTGCTAAATCATAGCCATATCTGTATTCGGCTTTAGCTGAGAATATCTCTATTACTCCTTGTGCATAGATGATTTCTAATTCAAACTCTTTCTGAGTTCCTGTAAAGTTTTGGATTTCTACTTTCATAATTTTCTGTTTTGTTGGTTCAAATATATATTTAATTTTTTAACCGAAAACTAAAGGACAAAAATAAATTGATTCTTTAGGGGCAATATAATTAATTACTACTCTTTTCCCTTTAAAATATTTAGGCACATTATTCCAATCTGAACTAACATAAAATCCATAGTCTTTATTTTTTTTACATTCATCAGGTGCTGCTTCCCACATATCATTAAGTATTTTTTTTATATCCATTGATTTTTTGTTTATAGGTTTCTATAATCTCTTTTAATTCTTCTCGTGTGAACTTTCGTGTTTTCATCGCATCAATGCTTAAACGTTCAAATTCTTCATATCCTAACTTAGCTAAAAGATTTTCACGGTAAGGTAAAAGATTCCCAGATAAAAACGAATTACAATACTCACATTGTAAATGTACATTGCGCTCATCGAACCTTACATTGAAGTGTCCACCTGCTGAATAGAAATGTCCTGCATTGCCTTTCTTAGGAGTTTTGCCGCAGCTCACGCATAAATTACCTTCATCTCTTAACCTGATATACTTGTTAAATACTTGCTGCGCTACTTTCATTAAATCTTGTACAGTAGTTAATTCGTCTTTTAATATCTTCTTACGCTCTTTCCACGCTTGGCTTTTCTTCTGGGAAGTTTGTTCAATAGCACAACTTAACGAACAAGTGCTTTGTGCAGTAGTGTATATCGGTGTAAATTCGTTTTTACATACTTTGCATTTCTTAGCTTTCATATTTTTATGGCATTATGTATAGAAATTAATGTATATGTCTTTTCAATCTTGTTATTATTTTCAAATTCTGTTTGTTTAGGCATTGAATTATTAGTAATCCAATTTGGTTTTATATCATTTATATTGAAAACAAATATTCCTTCTGGTGTTGAATTTATATAAAGAGCCTTGCAATTCATTTTGTTTAAACTATCATATTTAATTTTCTCTAACATCAAATTATCGTAGTGTTTATTTCTACATTTTAACTCAATTACGCATTTATATGTTGAACTAAAACAATCATAACTTGAAAATTTATCTTCGCTTTTTGTTAAATCGTATATATAATATTTTTTTAAATAATTAAATAATTGTTCTTCATTCATAACAACTCGTTTAACTGATTATTTTCTCGCTTCAATTTTAAATATTCAGTATGATACTGAGCAAGCCTTTTAATTAGCTGCTTATTCTCGTCTTCCATAGCACTTATAGTATCTCGTGTCTCACTCATCCATATTTCGTATTTTTCTAAGGTTTCTATTAAATCTTTTCTGTGTTCGTGTTTATCTCGTAAATCGTGTAGAGAAAGTCGGATGCTTCCTATAATCGCATTTAAGGAAGTCTTAGCGTGTATTACATCAAATAAGTTCATATTAAAAAGGGAGTTTATCGTCAAAGTTACTATTATGTTCTAATGCTCTGTAAAAAGATTGCGTTTCATTATTCATTACATTATTTCGTCTTTTTATAGGGTCTATACCACCAATCTTAAATCCTAAACCACTATTGAAATCAAATAATAAAGGAATACCCAACTCAGTACATTGACCACCTGTGTCTCTATCTTTAATTTTTTCTATGTCTATCATTGTAGAATATTTCATTGTAGGATGTTTAACTAATCTGTGAATTATTAACATATCGTCACATCGATTTAAGAAAGGTTTACCGCCTTCTATGTGTGCTTTAAGTGGTGGTTTCAAATGCCCTTTCCATTCAGGGAAATCATCTCCGTATAACATACCACTTCTACCACTTTCTGAGTTAGGATGTGTTGATACATACAAAGTCTTTCCAGATTGATTACAGAATTGTCTTGTAGTATTTAAAAATTCATAATTATCTGAATGCTGCATACCTCTATCTAATCCTGTAAATGGATCAATGAATCCTATATCTGCATCTGTAGAACCAATGATATCTAAAACTTCTTTTGGCTTATATAGTTTTTCATTGCTTAAAAATTTAAAATAGTATTCAATAAATGATTCGTGTTTACGTATCTCATCATAAGTTAAATCCTTAAAATGTTTGCCGGAATACATTTGTATTAAATCACGCATTACTTGTCCGCTTGAGTTCTCACCCATCCAAACAACTGTTTTTAAATCGTGGTTAGTAGCTAACGCAAGAAAGTACCATTCCATCCAATAAGATTTACCTACGTTATCGTGTCCTAAAACTATATTTAGTTGCTTACGCTTAAATCTAATGTAGTCATCTAATACGCATCCTATACCCAAACCTTGAGATATCTTACCGTTTTTATAGTCGTTTAAGTATTTTGTGCTATGTCCTGTTGATAGTATCATTTGTTTAGTTCCATTTGTTTTAAAACGTGTTCGTATCTTATTTGCTCTTCAGATTTAGCTTGTTGTTTAGGTTCTATATATTTATCCCAAAATAAACCTTGCCATCCATTTGATATAGATGCATCAATAACAAACCTACATTTTTCTATTGAATAGGATTCTATTTCTTTTAAAAGTTTGTTTATAGATGCTTCGCTTAAAACCTTCTTAATTGTCCTTCTATAATTAATCCATTCATCCAATAATACTTCTTTTTCATTCTTTACATTCTTGTTAATGGTTACTTGCTGGTTATTCTGTGGTTGATTTGCGGTTAAATCGTTGGTTGATACTTGATACTTTTGGTAGTTAAGTACTTGAATTATAGTACCTTGCTTCGTTGATTTGATGGTTATTTCGTTGGTTGATTTCAAACGCTCTAAACACGTTCTTACTTGTTGTACTGATAAGCCAGTTTCATTAGATAATAATTCCCGACCTGTCATTATACAACCTACATCAATATTAACTCCTCTATATTTTTTAGATTTATGATTTGCTTTTAAAATTAAATGCATAAACAACCTAAAAGTATTTGAATCATTGTACCATTCCCAATCTAAAATCTTTCTATGTATTTTAATCCAACCGCTCATATCTTAATTAATTGAATATGGTTAATATTAACTAACAGTCTGTAATCACCTTCTAAGCCCATTGATTTATTTCTGTTTCTTACTTCTTGATTGTATTCAACTAATTCAATCCAATCTCCTTTTCTTTCTTTGTTTAAAATCTCGTCAAAAGATTCTTCTACATTTAAAACGCCATTTGTTAAAACAATTTTTGCCATAATAATAATTTATTAAATAAAAAACCCCACCAAATCCAGAGCGTCCTACTTCTCCTTCATTGACAGGGTCAATAACTTTTTTAAGTTCTTATAATGTAGGACGAGAACTATTGTACAAATATAACTAAATTATTTGTATTTTGTTTTAGAAAGGTAGCCCAGAACTTTCGTTTCTAATCTTGTCCGAAGTATTCTCCATCTTTTTAAATGGTTCTTGTATCTTACCTGAGAAGAACTTACCTGCTTTACCATCTTTAATCCAGAGACTAACAGAATACTCTTTGCCTTCTACGTTAATAGTTCCCGTATACTCGGGCTGTTTTTCATCCGTTTTTTTGTTGTTCTTAAAAATCACTACTCGATTCTCGTTGTTGTAATCACTCATTTTACTTTGTTTTTATTTGTTATTAAATTCTTGTTTTAGTCTTTCAATATAAAGCGTTGCATCCATTAATTCCTCTTGAAGATGTTTTAGCCATTCTAACGTGCTTAAATCTTTTCTGTTAAGTGTTACCCCGTATTTAGCTACTCCAACCTCTGAGCGATCTTTAAATTGCTTAATAACGGATTCTACTATTGTGTCTTTCATCTTACTCTGATTTAAAGGTTTCATTGTAGTATTCTTCATTAGTTAAATTTCCTGTATGAAAAATATCTTGTCTTGCTTTCATTATCTGCTGCTTCTCCATTTCTTTGGCTTGTTCCAAACATTTATTAATTGAACGAATATCTAACGGGGTCAAAAGTATCTGTTTATAAAACCATTCTACCGCTGTCTTTTTCATAAAATAGATTTTAATGTTTCGTAATAATCTCGTGCTATTTCTACTTTTTCTTTTATTTGTTCAATAGCTTTTTCATCTTTCTCTACTATAAATCTTTTAATACGCAGTTCATTTGGTAAGTGATCAAAGTTGTGTTGGCTCTGTACTGCTTCACGTAAGTCTAAATCTTCGTCTATTAAACCAGCTTTCCAATGCGCTCTGCGTACCTCATCTTCTACAATTTGATGGGGTGTATTCATTAGGGTATAGACTAATTCAGCTTTATCCATCCCTGTTAGGAACATATAGCCTTGAAGCTGCCAAAAGTAATCTTTATTCTTTAACTCCGTGTCGAACATTGGAAATGTATTAGCATCCCACGAGCATTTAATATCTGCAAGTAAGTCTTTTGTAATTACATCGGGCTCTCCTGTTAGCCATTCGTTATTATAACGCTCCGTGTTTTTAACAACAAAATCCCATCCTAATACTTGACCTGCAAACTCTATCGCTTCGTCTTCCATTTGTAGACCTTTGTCGGTATATCTACTCCAAAACTCTTTAGCTATTCCTAACTCCTTTTCTTTAAAGTAATCTTGAATATAAGTCTTTGCAGTTTCAGATAGAACCTCTCCCTTTGTTCTGGGAGAAGTCATTATCTTACCTATTGCGCTACATCTAATCTTCATACTAACTTTCTTAATGCTTGTTCAACTAATTCTTTTCTATTCTCTTCAGCAAATTCTTTAGTTATATGTCCGTTTCTAATCATATCTCTAATTGCTTTATTAATCAATCTAACTTTAATAGTTTCTTCG